GCTTCATGTCGGGGTTAGCCTGCTTTTTAGCATTGACGGCGGCATTAGCCATGACTTGGGCCTGCCGCTCACGAGGGGCGTTCTTTAGGGCCACGTTCAGTTGAGACATCAGGTGGTCTACTTCCTTTTGATAGGTCTCCTTGGCGGAGGATGAGTACTCTATCTTGCCAGCTGTAACTATCTCCTTACGGGCCTCATTAGCTAGAGCTTTCATACGATTGGCATATTCAGCGTAAGCTCTTTCTGCCGGAGTATTGGCATCAGATACAAGAGTAAAAGCGTCGTCAGTTTCTGCCATTTTAGTGGACTTCTGAGTCCTGACACGGATCTTTCCGGTCTTTGGGTCTGTGTACTCCTCATAGACCTCTTTGTAAGTCTGTTTACCGGTTTCCTTATCTATAACTGGACTACCTTTTCTCTTTAAAACAGAAGTTTCTGATTTAGCTCTCGAGATTAAAGTAGATGCTCCTTCTCTATATCGACCCTCTTCGTCATAGGTACCTTGATATTTTTTCTTAAGAGACGCGATACCATTGTCAAGTTCACTTTGTTTATAGTCTAATTTATGTTTTTCAGCATCGATAACTACCATACTATGACGAACGGCTCTTGCTAATTCGTCTTGAGTGGCTCCTTTTAGAGTCATATCCGTAATTAAATTTGAAATTTTACCCATTTCTGTCTGGGTATTTTTCATTGCTTTAAAAGTTCCTTCTTTTTTACCACCATACTCTAGTTTTGGGTCAAATCCTTCAAGACCTTTTAAAGCAGGAGTGGATGTGATTTTAACTTTACCGCCGGTAGGGATGACCATAACCGTATCACCGTCAAAATCTGCTCCAGACAATCGTTCAGCTACTTTACTGTTAATACCAATGGCATCTGCTGGAGTATTTCCTAAAATTCGCCTAGCTTCTGCTTGTTTATTATTAACGGTTAGAATTGGAATTTCAAATGTTCCACCATGAGGATAACGTATAAGAGCTACTTGTTCGCCATTTTTATAATTAGGAGCGTATACTTCGTTGTCTTTCATGGAAGTAATGGGTAGTATTACCTGGTATTTCTGTCTTGGTAAGGCGGCAGCCTGTAGGTGAATAGCTGCGGAATCGCAATCATCCGAAAACGATTTTAACAAAGCTTTTTTTACGGTAGGATTTGTAAGGGACATAATTTCGTCAAATTCTGCTTGTTTATCAGCCGATGCTAAATTAAGTTGTTTTTTAATCAGAGTTATACTCTGTTTGGAAAGAAACTGAGATGGAAGACTATCGCTCCATTCGTTCCAGTCTCCTTCTTCAGCTCTCTTATTAATGAGTGATAGTTGACGTTTTCCATCCTTGTCGATGTAATAACTTTGACCTCCTGCTTTAATTAGAGAACCGAAAGGGTTATCAGGATCGTTGCTGATGTTTTTAAGAACGTCCATTTTTGGAACATCTTTACTTTTGTTGGTATTAAAAACAATATCGACACCATCAGGCATGTCGTCAGAATATACAGCCATTCCTTTTATGTATTTTTTACCATCCACAAGAATACGGACCTGAGCATAATGGGATTCTCCTAAAGAAAGATCATCTACTCCTCTTCGAATCTCGACCAAGCCGTCTTTCTCGATCCCGCCTTCTTCTGCATAACGAATCTTAATACGATTAGAATCCATACTCTTCGGATAAACAAAGGTATCAAAGGTTTCTCCACCATCATGAGACACATAATCCCTAACAGAATTAATTTTATCAAAATTATAAATTTCTTTATGCTCAGTGCCAGGAGGGCAGAGGACCTGAATATTTGTTTGCTTACCAGGATTAGTCGCTTGCGGAACTCCTCCACCATAAACCTCGTAACCTTCCATCTCCAAAATATAAAGAGCCTGTTTCATTTTTTCTTTAGAGATTCCTAATTCACGTTCAACACCAACTCCAACATCGATCATACCTTTTTCATCAACTTGCTTCTTTAGAAATTCGGCAGTTTTTCTAGCCTGATTCATACGAGCTTCAGCGTCTTCATTAAGAAGGGAGCGAACCGACGAGTCATTTTTATACCCCATCTTTTCCGCAATCTCATTAAGAGAATATCCCTTCTCTCTCAAACCTTTAGCTGTGGCAACTTCGAGAGATCTTCTTTCGTCTTTTGCTAATCCGACTTGTGTTCTGAGCTGAGTAGTTGTAAGTTCCATCGATTCGGCAATTTCTTTCTCACTCATACCGGATTTCTTTAATTCGTTTACTCTGCTGAGAAAATCGCCGCTACGTTGAAAAGGGTTTTTACCCGAACCCCAAGGGTAACGTCCAGAACGTCTTAGTATTCCATAATGCATTAAAATTTCTTCCGCTATGGGATTCATAGTTTAAACCTCCTCCGATTTGATTTTGTTAATTAACTTATCAAAAGTAATAATTTTATCCATGATAGGAACAATATCTTCAACTGTCGGATTATGATATAAAATTTGGTCTGACTGATATATTCGTAATTCAATACTAATATCAGCAGGTTTAACTTTATATTCCAAACAAAAAAGAGCAGCATATATTTCAAGCTGCTCCATATGTGCCGGAATAACCCCAGATTTAAAATCGTGGATCCTAAGCATTTTATTTCTAAAGGAAATAGCATCGGCTGTGCCGAAGCAGTTTTCCGAATAATATAAAGGTTGCTCAGGAGTCATTTTAAATCCAATTGCATCGTTAACATACATATTCAATGTTTTTTGAGACTTGGGAAGTTTTTGTCCCAATTTAATGCATTGAGCTGCAAATTCATGAAGTTCTGTTCCTTTTTGAGCCGCTGTAAATTTCGAATATGCTTCAATTAGTTTACCTTCATCATAATTAATCCAATGATATTTGCTAGCTCCAAGAAACGCATGTTGTCCCTTAAGGTTTAAATGCTTGTTGAAGTTCATGCAATACCTCCTCTTTATTCTCTGGACATATGAATCTTGAGAATGACATCTCATTCATAAGACCAACATAGTATTTTTGATTTGGCTGTTTCTTGGCACCAGCACTCTTTTTACATTCTAGGGAAGCCCACTTATTTTTATATAAAATAAGCAAGTCTGGAATTCCCTGAATTTGATCCATTGTAAAAACCATACATCCCGGAAATAAGTCTTTAAGTTTTTCAATAAGTCGATCTTGAAAACCACTTTCCAATTTAGAACTTCTTGCCACAAGCAGGCCTCCTTTCTTTTAAAAATGTGCAAACACAAAAGAGAAAGTAACACCGGTCGCGTTATAACCCTTTCTCTTCATAAAAGAGCATGTTTTTTTCGCGAAGCTAAAAATAACCAAATAAAATAAGAATCCATTGTTTAAGACTCTCGACCTTTAAAAAATATTTGCGGTAATAGGATTTCTTGCAAAATAATCGCTTTTTAAGCTTGTGGCCAAAAACCCACTTTTTTTTTGTTAATTATATATATATATTAAACTTTTTATCACAATTAAATAAGAAAAAAAGTGGGCAAGTGGGCAGAAAGCCCGCAAACCCGCATGAACACTGGGTTTCAGCGTGCCCACTTTCATTTTAAAAATGGCCAAAAGCCCACTTTTTTTGGGCAAAACCCAAAAAATCGTCCGAACAATCTTCAAAAAATCTGCCCAATTTTTCGAAAAACTTAAAAAGCCCACTTTGCAAAAAATAAAAGTGGGCAGAAATTATATCAATTTTCCGCTTCCTTGTTCCTTTTTTCTTTCTTCTTTTTGATGGCATCTTTCGCCGTCAGATATGAAACGTTAACTAGTCCTAAGGCAGCTATTGTTTTTATGTTTCCTGCATTAAAAACTTTAGCCTTAACATCATAATTATCGAAAGGAGTAGTTGTTCCTATTTTTTTACCCAGATACTTTATGGCAGTAGGCACTACTGTTTGAGCTAGGAGAGTGCCTCCGGTATACGCCAAATATCTAGATACTGCTTGTTCACCTTTTGCAACTTTGTAAGCCATTTCGTCAGATAAATTTTTATATTTTTTTGCTCTATTTTCAACTGACCGGGCTTCTTCCTTTCTTTTAATCATACCTTTTAAACCTGTATTACGCTTAGCCATTTCTTTATTGGTTTCTTCTCGATCTCTTTTTTTACCTAATGCCGTTCTCGTTCCGTCCTTGTTCTAATACCTTCTTAAACCCCATTTCATACCAAGAACTTGGTTGCTATTTCTTTTGTTGCAAAGGGTGCGTCCATCCCGTCTTTAAAAACTGCTCCATAACTTTCTAATAATGCACGATCTGCTGAATCATCATATTCAAGGTTTTCTATTATCTTCGACAAGGTATTACTTTTTATTTTCTTACCAAGTAATACCCCTGCTGTTACGATAACAATAGCGCCTCCGATAGTTAATACAACAACCTCGTGTTTCTTATAAAACTTTTTCAATTTTTCAAACATGATTTTATTCTCCTTTCAACAAATGATTTATTATTTCCATTAAGACAAGCAACAAAACATGGGCTATAAATATGCGATTTACTAATTAGGTATTGTTTCGCAGATATCTAATCAGTATCCAGATGAGCCAAATAGTAATAGTAAAAATTGTCAAATAATGTAATAAACATAGCTTATAACAAAATAGTCCACCGGTTAACAGAACTAGAATAAAATCTAGAAGTATACCAAACGTACTACGCTTTTTAGTTCCTCTACTCATAACTTCCTCCTAATCTTTTATTATATTGATATATTCCAAATAAATTTATAAATCTCGCTAAGGCCGGAATATTTTTCGTCACCTTTTACAAGTGTGGGTGCCTGCCTAATACCAAGTCTGTTTACAAGCTCCGCATTATCCTCGGCAAATATCTTTTTAAAAGCTATATTGATTTCTTTTAAAATTTTCTCGGCCTGTTTACAATTTGGGCAAGTACTGGTAGCGACGAGGATTAACTCTTTATTAGTTTTGTTAATATCATACGCGTACGTACGACGGTCTTTGAACTCCTGCACTTTTCCGTCATTCCAATTCTGAACCGGTCGGTAGTAACCAGTAATACGGCTGTATATTTCAGTGCCCTCACCACAAACTGGACAAGACTTTACTTCTCCGGTTAAATATCCATGGTTCTTACAGATAGAGTAGGTCGGAGATAGAGTGTAATACGGAAGTTTATAGTTTTCCGCAATCTTACGAACAAGAGTAGCAGCTGACCTCCAATCTGGAAGTTTCTCGCCGAGGAATGCATGAAAGACAGTGCCTGACGTGTAAAGAGTCTGAAGTTCGTCCTGAATGTCGAGAGCATCAAAAATATCATTTGTATAACCAACCGGCAGATGAGTAGAGTTCGTGTAGTAAGGAGTTCCGTTTTCATTAGCAGTGACTATGTCTGGAAATAACTTCTTGTCATGCTTAGCAAAGCGGTATGCTGTAGACTCGGCAGGTGTAGCCTCCAGATTGTAGAGATCGCCGTAAAGCTCCTGATAATCACTTAAGCGTTCACGCATATGATTGAGAACATCCTTAGCGAACTTCTGAACTTCGGGAGTAGACAAATCTTTACGCAGCCACTCAGCATTAAGCCCCGCTTCGTTCATACCAACAAGACCAATGGTGGAGAAGTGGTTATCAAATGTTCCTAAATATCGCTTAGTATAAGGATATAATTCGGCGTCTAAAAGCTTAGTAACGAAAGTCCGCTTAATCTTAAGAGAGCGAGCTGAAATATCCATCAAACGGTCAAGTCGTCCGTAGAAGTCTTTTTCGTCCGTAGCCAGATAAGCAATTCTAGGTAAATTAATAGTAACTACACCAATTGAGCCTGTGGACTCCCCAGAGCCGAAATATCCACCGGACTTCTTGCGAAGCTCTCTCAGGTCAAGTCTAAGCCGACAGCACATGGAACGAACGTCACTTGGCTCCATGTCAGAATTGACATAATTTGAGAAATATGGGGTACCGTACTTAGCCGTCATTTCAAATAAGAGCTTGTTGTTCTCTGTTTCACCCCAGTCAAAATCTTTTGTTATAGAATATGTTGGAATAGGATATTGGAAACCGCGTCCGTTGGCATCGCCTTCAATCATAATTTCAATGAAGGCTTTATTAATCATATCCATTTCCTTTTGACAATCTCCGTAAGTGAAATCCATTTCCTTACCGCCAACAATAGCAGGAAGGTTAGCCAAATCATTTGGAACAGTCCAATCTAAGGTAATATTGCAGAATGGTGCTTGTGTACCCCATCTAGATGGAGTGTTAAGGCCAAATACGAAAGACTGTATACATTGTTTAATTTCTTTCTGGGTAAGGTTGTCTACTCTAACAAATGGTGCTAAATATGTGTCAAAAGACGAGAATGCCTGAGCCCCAGCCCATTCGTTCTGCATAATTCCGATGAAATTAACCATCTGGTTACAAAGCGTTGAAAGATGGCTTGCGGGAGTAGAAGTAATTTTTCTGGCTACTCCACCAAGTCCTTCCTGAATCAACTGCTTCAAACTCCAACCTGCACAATAACCAGTCAACATAGATAAATCGTGTAAATGAATTGCGGCACTTCGATGTGCGTCGGATATTTCTTGGTCGTAGATATTGGATAACCAATAATTAGCAGTGACAGCACCCGAGTTAGAGAGAATAAGACCTCCGACAGAGTAGGTAACTGTGGAATTCTCTTTTACGCGCCAGTCATTGAGACTAATATAGTTATCAACCAAATCTGTATAATTCAAAACGTGTTCATTATTTATCATATCAAGTCATGTTCCTTTCCATGTATATATTTTTAGAAAAAGAAAGAGTCCTTGTTTAGGACTCAATCTTTTAAACTTCTTTTATTGAATTTGACACTAATTCAGCGGCCCTTTTTTGAAGTTTTTGGTTTCGAGCAGCTTCTTTTTTATTAGCTTTTTTCATATATCTATTTGCGTTATTTTGAGCATGTTTTTCTAAAAATTTTCCTATTTTAATATCGATAATTTTTTGGTTACTGCTGCCGTACATTTTTCCAGTGACTAATTTATCCTGTTCAAATTTTCCATCAACAATATAATCAGCCATTTGAGCCAATTGTGTATCTTTGATTTCGTCATATTTAAACCCGGTGTAAATCCAAATATCAAGATGTTCAGGAAGAAGGTTCAAGAGGGAGACACATTCCTCTTGTTGATAGAATGGATCTCCCCCTGATAAAGTGACTCCGTCTATATGCTTATGTCTTTTAATATCTTCAGCTAATTCCTCTGGTGTGATTTCTTCACCTCCGTTAAAATCCCAGGTTTCCGGGTTTTGGCAACCAATGCAATGATGTGCACACCCTTGGCAGAATATAACATATCGGACACCATAACCGTTAACTAATGAACAGGATAAGGTTCCTGCTATTCGCATGATAATGACCTCCTTTAGAGCGGTCGATAATTATAATCATCAATATACTCATGTGGCCAATAATTCTTATCATCAATGTACTCATGCGCAAATATCTTTCTGGACGCGTCAAATATCAAACTGTACGTCTTGTATTTTTTAACAGCAGCATCAAGTCTATCTCCACCAATTAGTTTCCATATTTTTTCCTCCTTTCAAGTAAAAAATAAAAGAGTCTAAGTTTCCTTAGACTCCCTCTTAAAATATTTAAAATGTCTCTTATTAATAATTGAATATCAACTGTTTGTAAACGTACGGCGCTTCTTTATAATAGTACCCCCTAACTATAGTAGGTCTCATACTATCGTCTGTAAAAACGACGTGTCTAAAATATATCTTTGTCAATTATAATTCACTCCTTTCATTTTATTATTTTTTCCATAATAGGGGGTGTTTATTTCGCGTAGAATTAAGTTTATCATGCAAAAGAAAGAGTCCTTGTTAGGACTCAATCTTTTTTTAAATATAAATCTAATTTAGTGTAGAATATATTGTGTATCTTTTGTGATTAAATTCTTGATTTTTGTAATATACCCTATTATTGTAAGTTTTGTACTTCTCAGTTCGCAACCCACAACTCTAGTGTACGGTTCTACATCATAATCTTTAAATATTTTTTCGATATCCATATATAATTACCTCCTAGAATTTATTTCCATAATAAGGGTTGTTTTTTTTGCGTAGCATTAAGTTTTATCTAACTCTAAATATCTTAAATCGCATCTTCTTTTCTCTATTAAAGATTCGTTTATAAAATTTTTTACTTTTTCAGCTTCTTCCACTGTGTCATACTTACCAAGCCATAGTTTTTTACTGTCTAACCTTATACCAAATACGGTGTTTCGGTTATAATCTAGTATGATAGCACTGATTATACACTTAGATTGTCCGGCTTGGTCGGTTATAATTACGCCTTGACCTAAATCCATAAGTTTCATTTCTTTTCTTTCTCCTTTCAAATATAAAATTACCACTCTTTGTGGCTATCAGGCCATTCATGTTTTTCATCAGTAATAAATTCTATTTACCACTTAACAAACTTACTCTCGTTAAAGTTCTTCTTCTCCTTAAGAGCCTTACTGATAGCCAGGTCAATCCCGCTCCTAGATTTAAGATGATAGTAATATAAATCTGTATAAGGCGTATTAAGCCTGTCGATTCGTCCTGCGGCTTGTACCATGACCTTATAAGAGTAATTCTGGGAGTAGAATATAATAGTGTCCGTTGTTATACAGTTCCAGCCTTCACAACCGGCTGCATACTGCACTAGGTAAACCCAACTCTTACTGTTTGGGATGGGTTCATGTTTGTGACCGTTCCACTCTGCAATCTTAACCCCGCTACCAAATCCTAAGTTTTTCAATATCTCCAATTCATAATCAAAATTGTAGAAAATAATAACTTTAGGATGATTTTCAAATATCTCCAACACAGCTACTTGTCTGGATTGGTCGGAGTTTACGATTTTACGCCAAATATAACAAAGTTCGCCCGCGTTCTGAATTGGTTCGTTTTTATAAGGATTCCATCGAGTTCGAGATACATCTTTATAAGTTTCTATGTCATATGAAACATAAACGTCTTCATGATGAGGAATCGTTTCTCGTTTGAAATCCATATCGATAAGGATACTTCGCCGCAGTTTCAAGAGCTTTCCGGTTCTAACATAACGATCAATTTTCGGGAATTTAGTAAAATGACTATAGACTATGTGTTCCCTTGTAAACTCGGTTCTATTTTTATAGAAGCCATTCGCAATGAATACTGGAATATAATCCTGCCATGTATCGCCAGGTGTCGCCGATAGTAGAATCCAATCGTTGTTTTTGGTTATCTTAAGAAAAGACTTAACCCAAACCCCGCTACCTATTACACGCTGCTCATCAAATATAAAGAAAGCACCAGTAACATTTACGTATTTACCGATGTTATTCCATGAGTCAACGACGACCTTGTGATTATGGTAGAGGTTTGTTTCCGGATGAGTAGAAAGAAGGAAGGGCGAAAGCTCACCCTCCCATTCCAAA